ACACAACTCGGTATTTTTTACGGTGCGATGATTCAACAGCCCAAAGATTTACTGCACGCTCTAACGGTGGGCTTGCTAATTACAGCGCCAACGATGTCAACCTGTCTGACCGCAGAGAAAAAACCAACTTTGCGCCAGCCAAGTCATATCTTGATTTAATCTGCGCCATTCCCGTTCAGACATTCACCTATATCGACCAAAATATAGAAGATGATGCTGGTTTGACATTGGGTGTTGTTGCTCAAGATGTGCAGGCGGTTGCGCCTGAGTTGGTGATGGAAAGCAATTGGGCAAGCAAAGATGACGAACCCAAGATGCGTTTGTCAATCTATCAAACAGATTTGCAATATGCCCTTATGAAGTGCATCCAAGAACAACAAGCCCTCATCACCCAACTCACCGCCCGTATCACTGCACTGGAGACAGCATGAACCTAGAACTCGACGTTAACGAAATCAACTTCGTCCTGCAAACGCTAGGGCAGTTGCCATCAAGCAGCGGATGCTGGCCTCTGATCGTCAAGATCAAAGAGCAGGCCGAAGCGCAAGTACCGAAGCCCAATGAAGCCAGCACCTAAACCGATACTGTGGTTTCTGCAAGCCAGCAACTCGCTTGCAATCACGATGCCGTGGCGCACTGTCTACTGCCGCCCCGGTGAGGAAAATAACGCACCTCTCGCAGCGCATGAGGCAGTCCACGTTGCACAGATTGAGCGGGACGGGGCTATCAAGTGGACGATAAAGATACTGTACTACCTGATGCGCTATGGCTACCTCAAAAGTCCATACGAGATCGAAGCAAGAACGAAAGCGGGATATTAAGATGAGCCTTGAAGCACAATTCTCTGCCCATGAGGCAGTCTGCGCCGAACGATACGCGCAGATCAACGCACGATTAAAACGACTTGAGGGCGTGATTATGAAGACCGCCGGGGTGCTTATCGTCAGTATGTCAGCTATCGTTTATGCGTCACTCACATTCCGTTGATCATGGAGTTTTTCGACGCACTGGCAAAAGGTTGGCCGATGCTGCTGGCGCTAATTGGATTGATTATTGTGCTTGCAAAAATGGATATCAAAATCGCCGTGCTGGAAGAGAAGATAAAGACTTTATTTGAAATGTGGAATAAAAAATGAATGACCCGCTAACCGCATTTGCTGCACAAGCTAAAGCAATCAGGGCCGAGGAAATTAGCGACATTTTGGTTTATGGTCTGCGCTGGTGTCATTTATAGTCGGGCTAGTGGCTTGGTTGACATGGCAAATTGTTGGAGATGGAAGATGAAAAAAAGTGTTTCTTTGTCGGTTGGACGAGGCGAAAAGTTGCCCGTTTCTCAAGGGGCGGGTTTGACGGCCAAGGGGCGGGCGAAATACAACGCCTCGACTGGGTCTAACCTGAAGGCTCCCGCTCCGAACCCAAAGAGCAAAGAGGATGCAGGGCGCAAAGCCAGTTTTTGCGCCCGCATGGAGGGTGTTGTGCAACATGCTAAGGGCGATGCTGAGCGCGCCAAGGCGTCACTTAAACGATGGAATTGTTAATTATGAAAACTACTAAACCGGGACTCTATGCCAACATTAACGCTAAACAAGAGCGTGTTAAAGCTGGCTCAGGAGAAAAGATGAACAAAGTAGGCAGCAAAGCAGCGCCTTCCGCCAAAGACTTTAGAGACTCGGCAAAAACGGCCAAGAAAAAATAGTGCTAACTCTACTCTCTACCCTCATCAGTTTCTTAGCTGGTGGTCTGCCCAAACTGCTGGGTTTCTTTCAAGACCGTGCTGACAAGAAGCACGAGATGGCAATGGCCCAGTTGCAGATTGAGCGTGAGCTTGAGCTACGCAAAGCCGGGTTTGAGGCCGCGCAACGAGTTGAAGAGATCAAGGTCGAGGGTCAAGCAATAGAAGCAGAGGCATCCGAACGGGCCGCGCTGTACGCGCACGACATAGCGATAGGTCAGGGTGCCAGCCAGTGGATGATTAACCTGCGCTCTGGCGTGCGCCCGATACTGACGTATGGGTTCTTCGCCCTGTTTGCGTTTGTTGAAGTCGGCGGGTTTATTTACGCTTGGCATCGGGACATTGCATTTGATGTGCTGATTGCAAAAATGTGGGACGCCGACACTCAAATCATCTTTGCCAGCATCATCAGCTTCCATTTCGGGGGCAGTGCGTTCAAGGGGAGCAGGGATTGAAAGTCTCCGACCGCTGCAAGGAGATGATCAAGCATCACGAGGGTTTGAGGCTAAAGCCGTACCGTTGTCCAGCGCGGCTCTGGACTGTTGGCGTTGGAAGGGTTTTATATGCAATTCAAGGTCGTTTACCTTTGGATCAAAGAGACGCTTACCCGTTGGAGCCGAATGACAACCGTACTTTTTCAAAAGACGAAGTAGATGGACTCCTTAGTGCTGATCTCCAGCGATTTGAGGTTGGGGTCGCCCGACTTTTTCCTATGGTGCTTACCGTGGGTCAAAACGATGCTCTTGTCAGCTTTGCTTTTAATCTGGGTTTGGGGGGCGTACAGCGATCAACCCTCCGTTCAAAGATTCTTCGAGGCGAGATTGAAGAAGCCGCCGACGAGTTCTTGAAGTTTACAAAGGGCGGTGGAAAGGTGCTGCCTGGCCTGGTCAAACGCCGAAACGATGAGAGGGCGCTGTTTCTCTCATAACCGCCCGGTACGCCTCAATCGCATCCTTCAAGTCACACCGCAACTGTTCTAACTGGTCTTGCTGCTGCTGCAATCGCAGGTAGGCTTCAAGCGCAAACTTGTCTAGAGTCGCCCTGTCCCACGTTGCAAAGGTAGGCGTCATGGATGTGGACAATCATCAGGAACAAAGGCCAAGCAGTGGACGGCGGTGTACTTGCCTGTTGTCTTGACCCACCTGTCAATGTAAGTATCTGGCATCAGCGCCAAGGAACGACTGACGCCTGTTGGCGTAACCTTCAGCGCAAGTGCAAGTTCCAGGGCAGTCATGCCATCTGGCGCTTGGGCTAAAGCGTCACGAATCTTTTCTGAGATCACCACGGCGACTCCTCATGGTTTGCAGGGTTAAACGGAATAGGCTTGGCTGGCTGCGCTGGTGGCAACTCGGTGGGGAAGGGCCAGTTATCCATGGTTGCGTTCCGCAGCAAAGTGGTCAGCCAACTCCCGCGCTTTGTGTTTGTTGATGCCCTCGCGGACTAGGGTAGCCACTATCATGTCGCGCCATTCACTTGGCTCTTGCTCTGGCTGTGCCAAGGCTTCGCGCAGGGCGGTGATGGCCGACTCCACCTCATCCTCATAGTCTGCAAGTATCCATCCGTGCGCGTTGCAGCGCTCAATGCACTCCAGCGCCTGCTGCATCACTTGTCTGTTGCTCATGTGTTGCGCTCCTTCAGCTTGGCTTCTGCCCATCGTGCCCCATAAATAAAATCAAAGTTTTGTGTTTTAGGGTCTCTCATATCCTCATCCGTCAGCCCTTGCCACGGCTTCTTGTAAACCTGCGTGTCATCGTCCTCGTCCCTCGCTGCTCGGCGCTTGGCCTCTGCTTCAATGCGTTTGAATTCGTCTTCCTCGGAGTTCATAGCATCCCCCACAAGAAACCTGCAAGCCCTGCAACACCAACCAAGGCAAACAGCACCAGGATGCAGGTAGCAATCAGGTGCATTAGGTTCGCCAACTCATAGTCATCATCATCATCCATTTCAACCTCCGCTTGCAAGGGTATGCCTAGGCCACAAGAACGCGCTGCTCTCAACAGCACCAGCATCCTTCAACTCCTCCACCGTCCACGGCTTTAATGGCGTTAGCCGTGTATGCCCCGGCGTCACGAACACAGGCATCGTGTAGTGAGGCAACAGCTTAACGCTGTTGAGGATAAACACTGTGTGTTCGGTTAGTTCTAATTTGTCAGTCATAACGTCACCTTCCGAGTTTTGAAACCACGATGAGTAAAGCACTGGACAGACCCGTCTGCCAGCATCTTCCAACCTGCGTTCTCGCCGCACATCCGCTGGATTTTTTCCTCCACGGTGTCCACCCGTGCCTCGTCTTCAGACGGGCCGTCGAGCAAGTAGGCCGTGGACATAACTAGGGCCACCAAAGCCGCAGCGACCCAGTTCATGGCTTCTTCCCAAACTTCAGCACCTCCAGCCGCTCCCGGCTAGTACGCATGGTGCAGTAGCGTTGGTGGATGCGTTCTAACATCTTCACGCGCTTATGCACCAACTTTTCTTCTTCCAACATCGCCAGCAGTTGTTCTTCGCTGTACTCGTTAGCCTCAAGATGGAATTTTCTCCAAGTCTTCAATTTTCTTCTCCAGGTCTGTAATGCGTTGCACCACCTTGTTGTAAGCCCGTGACGCACTGTTATGCGTCCGAGTGCGGATAGAGAGTTCAGCTTGCGCTGCCCTCAGTTTTGCCTTCAGTTGTATGATTTTGTTCATGTGCTAAAGTTTACCACAGTTTTATGATTGTCAATTACTTTTTCGCTTGCATCATTCCTGTTGCCGTGCCGGGGTCAATGACAATCCAGCCGTTCTCATGGGCTTCAATCAGTCCAGCGTCAATGAGCGGCTTGATGAAAGTGCCGTCTTCCCGCAAGATATTTCGCCATGTTTTGCTCTTGGTTCCAATAAGTCCATTCTTTTCGCCATGCTCAATCAATGCAGATTTGGTGAGGTAAGGCGCACCCCCACGGTCTTCTGCACCTGAATCCCACCATGCTTTTTCAAACGACTTAAACCCGCTTGCCTTCTGAGTTTCTGGTGGCGGCTCACCTTTGACAATCACCGCACTGGTGACGGGTTCGCCATCCTCGTCTAACCAACCGGGTATTGCTATCGTTTCAAGGTCAACGTAGACTGACGCTGCCATCTCAGCATCTTTGCTCTTGCGCTGCACTATCTGCATGGCAACCCCTGGCTTGCCGGGTATGACGCTGATCTCAATGTCCAATGCGCCACGCCATGCGGATGAGCCACGGGCGCGGTGCTGGGCTTCCTCGCTAACGCCTGTGTGGTGAACAAGAATGACGGTGCAGCCAAACTCTTGCATAAGTGCAGCGCAGGCGTCCAGCATGGTCTTGGCGTCTTGGGCAGAGTTTTCGTCACCAGCCATGAATCGGTGCAGGGTATCCACGGTAATTACGTCAGGCTTGATCTTGAGTGCGCGTATGGCCTCGACTACTTGCAAGTAACCGGCTGCGGTGTTGAGGTCTACGCCTGACTTGCTGACCCACATATTGAGGTTGCTGACACTGTTGTGGTGCTTCCAGGCTGCTATGCGGCTTCGCAGTCCGTGATGCCCTTCGCCAGCAAGATAGACCATGTTGCCGGGCTTGACTTTGTGTCCATGCCAGTTTGCCTTGCCACTGGCAATGTGCAGCATCCAATCCAAAGTCACAAAAGTCTTGCCCCCACCGCTAGGGCCATGCACCATCACCAAAGCCTTGTCCTGTATCCAGTGCTTCACAAGCCACGCAATAGGCGCGGGTTGCGCCGAAAAACCATCGGCATGGACAAGGTAGTCGGTAGCCACTGGCTTCAACAGCAACGCCAAATCGCCCCCCGCTTGCACGTAATCATTGGCGTCCCCTTGAGTCGGCGGCATGGTCATGCGTACCCCAAATTTTGCTGATGCTTGTTCTGCGTACCGCTGCCCAACGCCTGACGCATCGTTGTCTGCTACGATGCAAATGTCCAAGGTTGGGTGCGCTGTTTTTAAAATGCCTGCCACTGACACCAAGTTGCTGGCGCTGTAAGCCACGGCACAGGGTTTACCCGTAACCTCGGCTATGGTGGCTCCAGTGGCAAAGCCTTCAGCAAGGTACAGGGTATCGGCATCTTCCAAATGGCCCAGCATCCAAAACATGGAGCCGGTCTGTCCACCAGGGTGATATTTCTTGTCGCCGTCACCAGCAATGTATTGGATGCTGGAGAGTTCGCCGCCTGCGTTGTACAGTGGAACCATCAAACGCCCGTCACCTGTCACCCTTGCGCCGTGAGGCTTGATGCCCTTGCGCTGTAAGTATGGATGCTCTGGATTTGCTGCGCTGCCCTCTGCCCAAATAATCTCCACCGTGTTGGCGGCAACTTCACGGGTCTTTTTCTGCTCGGCGTCCCGCTTGGTCTTGGCCTCTGCCAAGCGTCTGGACTGCGCCATCTCTTCAGCAACTGTCAGACTGCGCCCAATCTCTGCTCTCCAAGTCAATTCAATGCCAGAGCGCCAACAGCCAAAGCGCCCTGCTGGTACGCCGTCGGCGAAGGCAATGTACCAACCCGGTTTGTCGTGCCCTGCCTCGCCCTTAGTTCCGCTGTTAAATCGGTGCAGCTTGCCATCTAGGTGAATAGCGTCTGGTGGCTTTAGCCCTGCGCCAAGCATGGCGTCTTTGAGTTGATCCTCTGGTGCGATAGGCGCTAGTTGCGCTGGCGGCGACCAGGGGCCACCGAGGATGCTTGCGAGGTCTGTCATTTATTTTTACCTTGTTGTGAAAAAGTTGTTGACACTGTAGCATGAACTTGTGTTAGACTGCAAGCACGTTCCGAACTGAGTCCAGACGGGAACGCAACCAGAAGGAGAGCCATATGGCTATATCGTTAAAACGTACCGGCGGCATCAGTGCCAATGGCGTGAAGTTGCTTGTCTACGGGCAGGCAGGGGCTGGCAAGACCAGCCTGATTAAGACATTACCACAGCCCGTAGTGTTGTCTGCGGAGGGCGGGTTGTTGTCTATACAAGATGCTGACCTGCCGTATCTTGAAATCACCAGCATGGATGACTTGCGCGAGGCTTACGCTTGGGTAGCGGATTCTGACCACAAGTCGGTCGCGCTGGATTCCATTTCGGAGATTGCCGAGGTCTGCTTGAACCATGAGAAGAAGGTTAACAAAGACCCAAGGGCGGCATATGGAGCCATGCAAGAGCAGATGGCAGACATTATTCGCGCCTTCCGCGACTTGCCTGGACGCCATGTTTTGATGACCGCGAAGTTAGAAAAGACTCAGGATGAAATGGGCCGGGTACTGTACAGCCCATCCATGCCGGGTAACAAGACAGGGCAGGCACTGCCTTACTTCTTTGATGAGGTGCTGGCGCTTCGGGTTGAGAAGGATGCCGAGGGCAATACTCAACGCGCCTTGATGTGCGATAGCGATGGCATCTGGCTTGCCAAGGATAGGTCAGGTAAGTTGGGCGGCTGGGAAGCGCCTGACTTGGGCGAGATTATTGCCAAGATTGGAGGTGTGGCATGAATATCAAAATCATGGCCCATGTGCATTATCAAAAATATGCGTGGCAAGAAAAAGGGGAATATCGACTTGCTTCTTTCAAACTGGACGACAGCGCCGAACGCACTTATGTTGGTGAGCAAGAGATTGAGATTGAAGTCCCGGACAACTACGACCCAAGGGCGCAACAGATTGCTGCGCTTGAGGCGCGCGTGATGGAAATCAATGAGCGAATTGGCAAACTCTTAGCGTTGGAGGCAGCATGAACGAAACCTTAGAAGGCATGACGCTTAGAGATTATTTTGCAGCAAAGGCGATGCAAGCTATTCTTACTAATCACCGGCTGGAGGATTGTGACGACTTTGTACTTGCAATCAATGCCTACCAAATGGCAGACGCAATGCTTAAAGAGAGGGAGCAATCATGACACTCTACCAACGCTGGCTCGACGCCAAAAAACTTGAGACTGCCGCAGTTAAAGACCGCCGGGAACTGGAAGACTCAATGGTTAAAGAGTTTGCCCTTCCTAAAGACTTGGAAGGCACGGTCAACCATGAGGTTGACGGCTACAAGATCAAGATGGAGGGCCGCATCAATAAGAAGATTGACTCCGACAAGCTGCAAATGTTGGCTGCGGAAGCTGGCCTGTCTGAACACCTGTCCAGCCTTTTTAGGTGGAAACCCGAGATCAACGTAAAGGCATGGGATGCGGCTGCTGACGCCGTGACCGGGCCTCTGCTTGATGCAATAACGTCCACCCCTGGACGCCCTACTTTCACAATCACAAAGGACTAATCATGGCTTTCCTCGACGAAGAATTTAACATCGACTCCCTGCCTAAAAGCACTTCCAACTTTGAGCCGTTGCCTGATGGCTGGTACAACGCAACCATTACCAGCGCCCAAATTGGAGAGACTAAGGCTGGAGATGGCAAATACATCAAGGTGCGTTACGACATTACCGGCCCGTCCCACCAAGGCAGAGTGATTTTTAGTTACTTGAACATCAAGAACGCCAGCACCAAGGCCGAGGAAATTGGCAGGGCGCAACTTGGCGAGATTATGAGGTCTATTGGGCTTGCCAAAGTGACCGACACCGACCAACTGATTGGCAAAGTGATAGGCATTAAGTTGACCATCAAGCGCGATGCAAAAGGCGATGGTAACGATGTGAAGGGATACAAGGCCATTGGCTCATCCCCTGCTGCTTTTCCTGCTGTTGCCCCTGCTGGTGCAGCGCCTGCTGCAAAGTCTTCTACGCCACCTAAGTTTGGCGCATCACCGTGGGCGAAGAAAACACCTACCTAAAAAAAAGACCCCGCTTTTAACGGCGGGGTCAACCAACTTTAGGAGAACAACGTGCAAATACCAGAGTCAGAGATTACCATAACTTCACTGATTGACCAAGCCCATGAGGAAAGATTGGAAAAGCCCAGACCGCATCTAGGGGCAAGCACCTTGGGCCACCATTGCGAACGCTGGCTTTGGTTGTCGTTTCGCTGGGCGGTGCAGGAACAATTCAAGGGCCGCATCCTGCGCTTGTTTAGGCGTGGCTTTAATGAGGAGGCCACCATCATCAGTGACTTACGGGCGGCAGGCATCCATGTCTATGGCACTCAGACCAAGGTTGACTTTGGCAGTCACGTATCAGGGAGCCTGGACGGGGTTGGCAAAGGTGTGCCCGGTGCGCCGAAAACTGAACACGTTTTGGAGTTTAAGACTCACAGCCTCAAGTCATTCAATGACCTAGAAAAGCATGGCGTGGGCAAGAGCAAGCCCCAGCATTTTGTTCAGTGTCAGGTGTATATGCACGGGACTTCACTGAAACGTGCGCTGTATGTGGCTGTTTGCAAGGATGATGACCGTATATACACCGAGAGAATTGAGTACGACAAGGAAGTGGCAACCAAGGCCATTGAGCGTGGGCAGCGGCTGGCGCTGACCGACCGCTTGCCACCACCCATCAGCACTGACCCAACGTGGTTTGAGTGCAAGATATGCCCGGGGCATGACTTTTGCCACGGCAGCAAGACGACAAAACACGTCAACTGCCGTACCTGCGCCCACATTACGCCACTAAGTGATAGCACTTGGCATTGTGCAAAGTGGGATGACATTGTGCCGCTGGATTCTCAGCGCACTGGCTGCGAGAGCCATGTCCTGCACCCCGACCTTGTGCCCTGGAAGCGCCTAGAGGGGCCAAGTGACTGGGTTGCAGTCTACGAGATCGACGGGCTTGGCATTGGCAATGGTGAGCCGGGCGAGGGCGTGTACGGAAGCAAGGAACTGCTTGCTAATGCTGCGGCTTGTGCTAGTGGTGATCCAATGATTGCCGAGGTAAGGGCTAAGTGGGATGGACGCATATGTTGAGAGACTACCAAACCCGCACCATCGACCAGCTTTACGCATGGTTTGAGGCAGGCAACCAAGGCAACCCCTGCCTAGTCCTGCCCACTGGCTCCGGCAAGTCTCACATCGTGGCTGCGCTGTGCAAGGATGCCTTACAGAATTGGCCCGAAACCCGCATTTTGATGCTAACCCATGTCAGAGAATTGATTGAGCAAAATGCCCAGAAGATGCGCCAGCATTGGCCCAATGCACCACTTGGCATCTATAGTGCTGGGCTGCGCCAGAAAGAACTTGGCGAACCTATTACGTTTGCAGGCATACAGTCTGTTAGGAGCAAGGCCAAGGAAATAGGCCATGTTGATCTGGTCATCATTGACGAGTGCCATCTGGTGAGCCACAAGGACGAAGGCGGCTATCGGACATTGATATCAGACCTCTATCAGACAAACCAGAACCTGCGGGTGATAGGTTTGACTGCTACACCGTATCGCCTGGGGCATGGCTACATCACTGACAAGCCTGCCATCTTCAGCGCCTTGATCGAACCCACCAGCATTGAAGAACTTATCCACAAGAAGTATTTGTCTACTTTACGTAGTAAATTGACCCGTACCAAGCTGGAGGTGGACGGAGTGCATAAGCGTGGGGGCGAGTACATTGAATCAGAATTGCAGGCCAAGGTTGACACCACCGACAAGAATAGAAAGGTAGTGGCTGAAATAGTGCGCCTAGGGCATGATCGTCAATCCTGGCTAATTTTCTGCGCCGGGGTTGCCCATGCCCACCACATTGCCGAGGCGTTGCATGATGAGGGCATTGTTGCCCAGTGCGTGACCGGCGAGACACCGAGCGCCGAGCGCGACAAGATGTTGAGCGACTTCAAGGCAGGGCGCATCCGAGCGTTAACTAATGCCAATGTACTCACCACAGGATTTGACGCGCCTGGGATTGATTTAATAGCCATGCTACGCCCAACTATGAGTCCTGGGCTATATGTCCAGATGGCAGGGCGCGGCTTACGCATTGCCAAGGGCAAGACTGACTGTCTGGTGCTGGACTTTGCAGGCGTAGTCGAGCAGCATGGCCCCATCACTGCCGTGAACCCACCACCAAAGAAGGGTGACAAGGTAGGGGAAGCGCCCGTTAAGGTCTGCGATAACTGCCAAGAGATATGCGGCTTGAGCGCCCGAGTCTGTCCGGCCTGCGGGACGCCGTTCCCCGAACCCGAGCGCCCGACCCTTAAATTGTCCAATCTGGACATTATGGGCAATGAGGGCATTGACCTTGAAGTGACAAGCTGGCATTGGCGCAAGCACATCAGCCGAGCGAGTGGCAAGGAAATGCTCTCCCTGACCTACTACGGGGGGCTTAGTGACCTGCCTGTAACTGAATATTTGGCAGTGACCCACGATGGTTACGCCGGGGAAAAGAGCCGTAGGCTGCTGGCTGATATATCGCACCAAGCCAGTGTTGACCTGGACTATGGGGCCACCGACCTGCACCAGATGGCCCAGCAGCTTACCGAGGGACTGCCACCAGCAAGGATCGAATTCAAGCGAGAAGGTAAATTTTTTAGCATTGTTAGGAGAATGTGGATATGAGACACCCCGAACCCCAAATAGTTACCCTGTACCGCGCCACCCTCAATGCCGAGCCACCGAGGGTCTGCCATACGTGCGACCACTACACCGAGCAAGGGCTATGCGCCGAATATAACGACACGCCACCACCAGAGTTTGCATCCGAGCCTGGGGGCTGCGCCCTATGGGAGTGGGAGATACCCTTTTAATGGAGTCTGAACATCTACAGCAAGTGCGCCTAGTGTCCTGGTTCCGGCGCAGTTACCCTGGCGTGAGAATCTTTGCCGTGCCCAACGGGGGCCATCGTGGGGCCAGCCAAGGGGCTGCACTGAAGGCAGAAGGGGTACAGGCAGGCGTGCCGGATTTATGCGTCCCTGAGTGGCTGCTATGGGTTGAAATGAAGCGTGAGGCGGGGGGCATAGTCTCACCAGTACAAAGGGATTGGATTGCCTACTTGGAGAGCATAGGCCATCGGGTCATCATCGGGCGTGGCTTTGAGGATGCCAAGAGGCAAATTGAGAGCGTAAAAAAGCCCACCGAGTACAAGGTGGGCATTGGGTGGGAATAGGGTTACAGGTTCAAAAGCACTGCCACCAGAGTGGCAAGCAGGGCTGCGAGTAGGATCAATTTGACCACCAGTTAACAAGGGCCAAAGCCAAGCAGGTAGCAATGCAGAGGGCTAGCAGGTAGTCCCAAATTGTTTCTTTCATTCTCCCATCCCCTTGCATACTGGGCATACGCTGCCATCGTGTTGGCCCTCACCAGAGCCAGAGCAGGCAGGGCATATGCCTGGATCGTACTCGCCTGGGCCATCGTCAGCCATGTAAGCTGCCCAGTCTTCATCAGAATCGTTCATGCTGCCACCTCATCATGTAAACCCAGCCACAACTCGGCTGTAAGAATGTCTCCCATCAGCCACCAGCCCACAATCCTAGCATTGGGCATAAGCCCGTAAATATGCACCTCATCATTTTGAGTAATTCGGTAGTGGTTTACACCATATTGGGCGCGTAGGGCTGCGCGTAAAGTTTCTCGGGGTATTGATTTCATTTTCTATTCTCCAATAGTTGTTAATCTGGTGTCGTATCATTTGAACCCAAGTATTCGGGCTCACGGTAAACTGGCATATTAACCCGAGCATAATCCCCATCTTTGAAACCTTCCGAATAATTGGGATTATTTGGGTATTTATTAACCCCTATACCTCCATTATCGTTATAGCCATGCCAATATCCTAATTTATAATCTGTCATTTTCTATTCTCCAGTAGTTAAAATTATGTTGTTTCTTCGTCAATTACAAACTCAATATTTTGAATATCATGGGCTATAAGATTATTCACTGAATTACAAACAGCGCCATAAAAACCAGCCTGGGCTTTCAGTTGTTCATTGTTACCATAATTCATTACAGCATGAGTCCAACGCTGATTAGCTGCGCTGATGTTATCAATGTCTGCTTTTGTCATGCGCGATAGGTAAGCATTTAAAATGCGAGCATGGTCAATTTTAATTTTAGTCATGGTTTATTCTCCAGTAGTTAATTTATAGCCAGCAAGGGCTGCTGGCAGGCCTGCATTGATCCGAGCATTAAAGTGCTTATCAAAATCCTCAAAAGTATCGGGTAAGTGTTTTTTCCAATGTTGACGCTCTTTTAATAGTGCTGCTGGCAGTGTCCCTGGTGTTATTTCACCATCATGTAATGATTCTAAAATGTAATTCGCAGCATTAAATGCTTCGTCCTGCTCATAATCGTAAGTGCCGGTAAAGTCAGTGGTTAGCATGGTTTATTCTCCAATAGTTTATGGCCTGCACAATGCAAACCCCTAAACCCTGCACTGGCAGGGCTTAGAGGGTGCATTAATAGGTCATATTAGGCTTGCTTGGCAAATCATCTAGCTTAGCCCTAAGTGGCATGATATAAGCCACAGTCTTGCCCTCATGGTCTAGGTGAGCAAAGCCACAGCCCATACCACCAGGGCGCACTTGCACGCAAAATTTACGCTCACTATGATGTTGGCAGCAGCAGCAACTCGTGCCAAATATTCAACAGCATAAAATACATGGTCTGCGTATGGTGCATCGTCATGCTTGCAAACCCTGCGCCAGTCTGGAAAGATACCGTCCATTTCCGAGACAATAGATATTTCACCCTTGAGTGATTCAAGGGTTACTTGGCGTTTGGTACGATTCATAGCATCATACTTTCCCGCAAAGCCAGCAGGCAGGGTTAATTTAATGCCGATGCGCCGATTAGCTTTAACCATGCTTGCAAGTGGTTCAAGTGGCATAATAAATTGACCAATTGGACGGGATACAGTGTCAATCTGATGCACTGCAATACTGTGCCCACAAGTAGCGACTAAAAATGCACCAGTGGGGCCGGTATCAATGCAAACGCCCATTAAATAATGGCGTATATCTTTTTTGGCTGCAAACAATGCCACAGCAGCAAGATGCCCTGGCATTATCATTAAATCATTGTCAATTGTGGTGGTGGTGGTTTCTGTAGCAGTAGCAGTAGCTTGTTCCATGATATTCCTAGGTTACTTGGCATAATTGCCCATTAGCCCTGACTCGCAGGGCTAACAGTTAATTACGCCCCTGCTTTAAGAATCTTATCGGCTGCGCTGAAAATGCGCTGTGCTGATTTGTCTGATATTTCAGCACCAGATAACCAGCTTTGAATATAGCCCCTGGACTCTGTTAGCCCTGGCAACTCTAGCAAGCTGCAAAGAATGTAAGCCACTGATTCAGCTTCAACTTCCCTAATGTCGCGTGGTGTAGATTCACTGTCTGACATTCTGTCTTCAGTGGTATGACCTAAAATTACATGGGCCAACTCATGGAACCTAGTCTTATGCGGCAAAACAGCCAATGGGTTAATTGCTATGGTCTTCCCACTGCATAGCCCTGGCAGTTGCCAGATGCACCAGTAAATTGCACTTCGTCAATGTTGAGGGCTTGCAGTGCCTTTGCTTTGTCCCATGCCGGTATGGTTACTTCATTAGCAAAATCAGCCCCTTCAGTCTGACTAAGCACAAACCAATTGTTTTTTAGGGCGAACATAGAAAAGACTTCGCCCGTCTTTTCCCCTGCACTGTCTTTTTTGTTGATTGTCAGGGGCATTACTAGTGCTATGGCTTTCTGTCCCTTGCTAACTTGCCTGCCTAATTCGCTCCACCGTTTATAGGTAGCAATGGGGCCTAATTCGATTTGACGCGCCATGCACTGTGACCATGCCAGCATCTGGTTCCCGATGCTGTAACCGTGAAAAGTGCTATAGCACTTGCTGATGATGCCTGGCTGCGTTACTGCATCGGTTAGCATGGTTGACCATGCTACGGTTTGTTTCTGCTCCATTTTTTCTCCAATAGGGTTATCGGGACAATTCCCGCCACTGCGCCCGATATAGGCGCAGGGACTGGTGCTGTCAGGCTTCAATCAATGCAGCTTGTTTCTCAAGCCAAGCCAGATCAGACATAGGGAAGCCATTACAGTCTATTTCTCCAACCGTATGGTGAGCGGGATTGACGTTACAGAACAGGCCCATAACGTTGTGATGCAAGCCATAGGCAAGCACAATCTGGTTACGGGCTATTTCAGGGTTGGCGGCTGTAGCCCTAACATGGTCTACTTGGCTTGTTTTTTTGTTGATTACTTGGAAGGTGTATTGGCGCATGATGCTTAGTCCTGGTTGGTTGATAGGCCTATAGTGTCACTAAATTTGTTGCAGTCTATTGTCACATAGGCGACAGTAGAGAGTAGGTGTTTACCCTATGTTTTTACCCTGCACTTTTTGCATATGCACTGCACGTGCATTTCGTGCAACTGCACTTTTTGCACTTTTTTGCACAGTGCAGTTTGTGCAATATTGCACAAAAAACAGGCAAATCTGCACGAAATGCACATCTCTCTTAAGAGATGTGCAAAAGTGCAATTGCTTGTTTGGGCTGTGCAGGGGTAAAATAGTGGTTTAATGACTAGGTGGTTAGTAACTGGAGGGATTGAGAATGGCTTATGTGGCTTATGACGATGCTACAAAATCTGTGATGGTGGAGACATTGCTGGAGCAGATTGAGATTGGCAAATCAATGCGGGAGGTTTGCCGGATGGACGGGATGCCGGATCACGGCACAGTCATTCGGTGGATGCGTGACGATGCCGTGCTTGCCACCAAGTACGCACGCGCACGCACAGCCCAGGCTGACACCCTCTTTGACCGAATGGAGGCCGTGGAGGAGGCTGTAGCAGCAGGCACGATGGATAGCCATGCTGCAAGGGTGGTGCTGGATTCGATGCGCTGGAGAGCCAGCAAGCTAGCCCCCAAAGTCTACGGCGACAGGCTTGATGTGAGTGTCAGCGATAACCGCATATCTATTAGCGGAGCCTTGCTCGCAGCGCAGAGCAGGCTTGCACTCTTGCACGATGCAGCGCACGTGCAGGATGTGCAGGATGTGCAGGCGAAGCCCGACCAGGGGGAGGGGGAATGATGCAAGCGAAAAAGTAATTGACAATCATAAAACTGTAGTAAACTTTAGCACAACATGAACAAAATTATACAACTGAAGGCAAAACTGAGAGCAGCGCAAGCTGAACTCTCTATCCGCACCCGGACGCATAACAGTGCGTCACGGGCTTACAACAAGGTGGTGCAACGCATTACAGACCTGGAGAAGAAAATTGAAGACTTGGAGAAAATTTCATCTTGAGGCTAACGAGTACAGCGAAGAACAACTGCTGGCGATGTTGGAAGAAGAAAAGTTGGTGCATAAGCGCGTGAAGATGTTAGAACGCATCCATCAACGCTACTGCACCATGCGTACTAGCCGGGAACGGCTGGAGGTGCTGAAGTTTGGGAAAAAGCCATGAACTGGCTGGCAGCAGGGTTGATCGCCCTAGTCATGTCCACGGCCTACCTGCTCGACGGCCCGTCTGAGCATGAGGCTCGGATAGATACCGTTGAGGAGCGGATTCAAAAAATGTGCGGTGAGAACGCTGGCTGGAAGATGCTTGCAGACGGGTCGGTGCAGTGCTTTACTCACCGTGGTTTCAAAACTCGAAAGGTGACGCTATGACTGACAAATTAGAACTAACCGAACACACGGTGTTTATCCTCAACAGCGTTAAGCTGTTGCCGCACTACACCATGCCAGTGTTTGTGACGCCGGGGCATACACGGCTAACTCCATTGAAGCCGTGGACGGTGGAGGAGTTGAAGGATGCTGGTGCTGTTGAAAGCAGCGCCCTCCTCTGGCCTCGGCATACTTTAGCCAACGGGGGTTGAAATGGATGATGATGATGACTATGAACTGGCGAACCTAATGCACTTGATTGCTACGGTAATTCTTGTGCTGTTTGCCGTGACAGGCATTGCAGGCTTGGCTGGCTTTATCTGGGGGATGCTATGAATACCGAGGAAGACGAATTCAAACGCATCGAACGTGAGGCTTTGCGCCAAAACCATCAAAGCAAGGAGCCATCCCCTTGGCGAGACATGGTAGTGGTGAGTTTAGTCCGAGAAGGCATTGACAAGCACCGGGCGAGGGAACTCGCTGATCACTTTGCAGCGCAGCGCCCGTGGCAGGGTCTGACTGACGAGGATAAGCAGACCGCAGTCTGGACAGATGGGACTTTTGGTGGCGGCGCACTGTGGGCGCAGGCACTGTTGAAGGATCGCAATGGATAACTGGCCCTTTCCAACCGAACTGCCACCGGCTTTGCCATCCAAGCCAATCCCGTTCAATCCCGAGAATTATGAGGATGCCCCGTGGTGATGTCTAAACAAATCCGGGACGCCTTGGCCCAATCGCCTGATGGCCTGACTGCCAAGCAACTGGCGTTAATGTTGGACGCAGAGCCATCAGCAATCAGCAGGTCACTTGCGCTGATGCCTGACACTTATATTGACCGCTGGGTCAAGTCCAAAAGCAAACACGCAGCGGTGCATTGCCTAGCTTTTATTCCAGATGATTGCCCACACCCATGACGCCTACCTTTGCAGCGTGGGACAGAGCGACTCTAGACAAGTTCGCCCTAGACGCCTACCTGCGGCTCCAGCAGCAGCAAGACCAGCTTGAGCAGTTGCGGGGCGACTTGAAGGATGCGATTGAGGCGTACCGGGCGGTTATACGAAAACCCGAGTCCCGGCCTTGTCAATAATAAGCGCCTGACGCCGAGGCTTGTCGCTGATGCTGATATGCGTCCAGGCGTCATACTCGCGGATGATCTGGTCATAGGGTAAGTGCAGCAACGCCCTCACCACGGCGTCAGGAGCCATGCCAGGCACTCGGAAGTCAGCAGCTAACCCTAGCCTATGGTGACTGCTGTCCTTGGAGCCTACAGCGTCATTAACGGCCTTTGATCTGAAAGCGCTGTTGATCATCACAGGCTTGCCGCCCAATGTGGTTTTGACAGTCTCCAGAAACTCAGCTAGCCGCTTGAGGTTAACCAACTCAATAGCGTTTGGGGTGTTGTCCAGGCTGCGGTGGTCGGTGTGCGTCAACTCGGCAAGTGTGAAATGCGGGGTCATTTTTTACTCAGCAAATCAGTTTTGGCTTGGCTCCCGGCGCTGCTGCCAAAATAATAAGCAATGATGCCCGTCCAGGCTGTGCCTAAACTGCCCAGCATCATCAGGATAGCCGGGTTGCTAGAGTCGATCTTGTTGAAAAACATCATAATCATGATGGTAAAAAATCCAATAGTTACAGCAGCAGCCAGTATTGGCGGCATCACTGACCTAGTGACTGACTGCATATCCCTGGCGCTCTTGCGGTCTTCAACTTCCAGCTTTTCAAAATTAAGGCCAAGTTCTTGCGCCTGCTTTTGCAGTTCAATCTCGGCTAGTTTGACCTGGGCAATCTGTTCAGCAGACAATTTATTGCTGGAGATCA